ACTATGACCTTCAATATTAGCGTAATAACTCATTACACACTCAATGCTATAATTCTTAAATCTTTAATTCTTGGCACTTTTGCACTGTTAATACTTCTAAATACAATCTTAGCTTGAAACTTTGTAAAAGCTGGCAACACACCATTTTGTCCACCTATTAAGTATCTATATTCTCTAAAAATTGTATCATTATCATCTGTAGGCAGAACTGTTTCTGGCTGCTGTAGTGTGAAAGATTTATCTGATAAAATTTCATCAGAAGTACCTGTTCTAAAAAACAGTTGAAAATCTGTACCATTTGGTCTATTTGCACTTAGTAATATCTTAAGGCCAACAGCGTCATTTTCTAAAGTTATTATCTTAGTTAAATGTTTGGCCGCGGCACTTCCACCGCTAGCACTTGTCTCATTAACAAAACTAAGAGGAACGTTGAATCCGGAAGTAGACGAAGAATCTTGCTTATCAATTACATTATCAATTAATGTTACTGACGCACGCTGTAAGTCTATCATAGGAGCCACATCAGAATCGACAGTGTCTAAAAGAATTCTCATATCTAATGATTTATTACCAGCACCTAGTTCTGCAGTTTCAGCGCTATCAAATGCTACTATGTAAGGTTCAAGCGCAGTATTGTTTTGATTTATTTTTACAGCCTGAAAATCAGATTGTTTTTGAAAAGATGTTTCGCTTCCAGCAAAAGATTTACCAGTTGTGCCTTTGATTGAAGCACCTAAAAAGGTATTCACAGGTTCTATCTTTGTAACGTGCGGATATATTATACTATATGGAATATTTTTAGTAGAAAGAATGCTAGACCCGCCTGATATGGCGTCAGAATCGGCAGATGAGTCAGCTTCAAACGTATATCCACTAAAATCAACTGCTGTAATTGTTCTTCTTCCATTAATACTTGCAGCATCAATGCCTCCTACACCCGTAGAATCGACTCCGCTTATTTCAATAGCATTACCAACTTGTAAACCGTGTCCTATGTGTCTTGCTGTAACAGTAGCGTCACCTGCAGCAACTGTTAACGGATCTTTACCTAACTTGTGTTTTGGCACCGAAGCATTTTTTAGCATCACAGTTGCAGAAGTATGCTTAAATTTAGCTTGATGAATGACAAAAGCTAAATCTTGATTTTGAGCTGCGGTCCATGTGACACCATTTTGAGAATAAAATAAACTACCTAAGTCAGGCTGTTTTTGAACTCTTCTTTCAGTTGAACCAAAAAGGAAATCATTTATTTCTGCAATATATATTTGATAGTCTTTAGAATCTGCTATAACCACTAACGCGTAATCTTGTTGGCCACTAAGAAAAACTGGTTCGTCAAATTCAAAACTAGTAGGTGTTAGAGCAGGTCCGGTTGTATCAACGTTAATGCTACTAGCTGGTAAAACTTTTACAGTTCCTGGTATAATCTTAGTTGATGATGGCGATCCATTTATCATTGGCCTTATTTGAATTTGCACCGGTAAGGCACTGTCCTTTGCTCCAAAGAAAAGATCTACTTTTGTACAATAAATTCCACTAGCAGCATTTATATAAAATGACTGAGCTATTGGTTGTTTATTAAGTTGATAGCCTTTTGATGTTAATGCCATTATGTACCTCTCTTATTAGAATTTTTCACAATATTACCTGCTACATAAACTATTGGATGTATTATCTTACAGAATATATTACCTACAATACTATCTTTTGTTTTGCCTTTAGTTAGTACATGTTTTAAATGTTCAGTACGCTTTCTAGCTAAATACGCGCCTAATCCTGTTAAAGTAGTACTTTTTTTCATGCCAGTCACGTACGGTTTAAATAACCAATGATAACCTTTTTCATGTAAAGGACTTAGATACTTTTTCTGATATATATACCATATCTTCATAGCTTTAGCCCAGTCTTCTAGTTGAGTTTGTCTATACATTTCAGTACACACAATCCCTTTACCACCAGTGTCAGTACTATCAGCAACAGGATCATCATCTACTAACGAGATTCCCTTCTTTTCATTTAAGCTAGCTCGAGCGACTGCTGCAGCCAGAGACCAACTATTATTTGTACTGTTACTGTAAGTGCCACCGCCTTTATGTGTGTTCTTACTTATAGTAGTTCCTTTTCCATGATCAGTATCTCCGCCATCATCGTTGTGGTGTGTTTGATATTTAGCGTTGTCTCTTAATCTTACGCCTTGAACTCCTAACACGCGTGTAGACTTATAAGTAGGTTCTATAGTATCTAAGTATCCTGTTGCAGTGTAAGGCGCTTTTGCTATACAAGCAGCATCGATTTCTTTATTAGCACTAATATCGAGTATTTTAAACTCTTTAGTTCCAACTCTAAATTTTGTGGCATCATTGTTTGGAACAATAAAAGACCCGGAGATTGATCCGTTAGCATCAGTAGTTAGAGTAGAGGATGTGTCAGGATGCGCTGTTAAACCATTCAGCGTATTACCAAAGTCTGAATCACCATCAGAATAGAATTGAAATGTTTCGTTTCTTGTAAAATCAGAAATGTTAACACCACCAAAGAAAGGAAATACACGTGTGCTTGGTCTCAATCCTTCTGCTTTAAAGAATACTTTTCTTGATCTCATAAATGGTAAGAGAGCGGTTTGTATTACTCTATCTTCAACAAATTCTGTAATTGTTTCATCACTAACTATTTTATTAACCGTGCCTGAAATCGTATTTGTTTGACTTCCAATCACTAAATTTTCTGTAGGAACTCCTCCCCAATTCCAAGACCAGTTATCCCAGTTAAATGCTTGTACTGTGCTTAATCGAGTGCGACCAGTTAAAGTTTTACTTGCGGCTCTGACACAATCGCGCCATTCGTCTGAAGCTGGAGATAACGTTGCAGTACCTTCATAAATTACAACATTAAAAGGATTTATTCTAATAGCTTTAGTAGCTAAATTTTGATTGATGTAAGGCGTTTCATCATATGCTATGTATACATTATCACCTTTACGGATAGCATTAGTTGACGCAGCCGAATCATATAGTAACCTTATGTTATTTTCAGTGAAAGTTGGTCTTATTAAATTATTGACAGGATCTAGTGCTGCTCTATATTCAAGAACACCACCAGATAAGTCAGAAAAGGTATGATCTACAAAATTATCGACGACAAAACCGGACTTTGTTCTGTCATTTCCTGCAGAATCTAACACTTGAAAATGTTTAGTGTCAACTTCTAAAGCGCTAAGTGAAGCAAATTCTTCTAGCTTATCTAATCTTCTTTCTAAAAATCCAATATCTTTCATTGTAAAACGCTTGTGCTCTATTTTTTTCATCACAATGTCAGAATCATTTAATGTGTTAGCTCCAAGTTTAAAATCATATAAACCTAGAGTGCCATCAGGTTTTTGTGGTAAACTTGGACTAAATGATGATTGACCAAAAATGAATCTTATTATGCCATCTTTATCAATAACAAGTTTTCCAGCCTTGGATAAAAAGTAAGTTGTATCTGATGTTACTAAAGTTGCCGGTTGTGGTAGTTCGATTGCTCTGGCTCCTAATCCAGAATTAGAAAATTCTCCAGCAGAATCCATCACGGATCTAAAATCTAAGTAATTATATAGTCTAACTCTTCGGCCATCTGAAAACCTGTACTTAGGTATTTGATCATATGTAACTTGACCAGTGTATGAGTTAACAGCAAAGAAATCACCTGATACCCCATGATTAAAGTGCCTGTAATTTACAAACACGCTGCCTGAAGGTGCTGACTGTCCGGACTTAAGTAACAGTCTTCCAAGATCGTAATGATTGTCTCTTTGTCCATCATCGAGAGTAAATCTATTAGCATAACTAATATTACTATCACCACCTTTTAATATGTCTTGTACGTCAAAAATATCAGCTTTGTTTAATGGTAAAAATTTCTGACCGTTACCATCTGAATCAATACTAACAGTAATTGCTTTTTGTGCCAGAGTTTTAGTTTTTATTGTCGCCTGACTTTTGTTAACATATCCAAGTATTTCAACAGCCTGACTCGCTGGTAACCCGGTCAGAGTTGCTGACGTACTACCAGTTCCCGATATTGATGCACTTAAATATACGTCACTGTCTGTTCCAACAATCCAATCATCTGTATTTGTAAAAGTTTCTCCTGTAGCGGAAAGAGATATAGATGCTTGTCCTGATCCATTTGATGTAGCAGTAAACCGTCTTTGAACAGCAAAAGATATATCAGTTAAAGACTGCGGTCTCGGTCTTGGCAAAGGAAATAAAGACGTGTTTTCATTTGCTTCTTTTAAAACAGCTTTACCATTTTCTAATGTCGGTCTAAAATAACTAGACGTGCTAGTTCCGATACTCTTTACGCTTCTAAAAGCAGAACCACTATTCATTTTTACATCAAATAAATGATACCTTAAGTTGGTGCCATCTTCATTTATAGCCTTAACTCTTGCACTACCGATTGTGTTGCCTGTATAATCTAAGCCATCTTTCAAATCTAATTTTTCAAACACGTTAATATTTGGTATACCAAATGAAGCAGAATCACCAAAAGTTCCATTGTCTACAAAAACATAGTTACCAAAGTCTACACCAGTAACATCATTATTAATTATTGTAGTATCTGTAGCTTTAGGTAATCTTATAGTAGTTGGAAAATCTCTTGATGCTCTAAATCCTTCAACAACCGCAGTTCCAGAACTTACTTCAAGATTTAAGTGAGTGGCTTCTGAATCTAAATCAAATTTTGCTGTAAATGGTTTAACAAAATAATCGCCAGAGTTTTCATGAATTCTTCTTGCTATAACTTCATTAGGAACATCGTATGAGTTTCTGTCGTCAACTGCACTATATATTACGCCATCTTTAATTGTAGCAATATGAATAAAGTTTTCATCTGAATCTACTTCGTTTTCTTCAATTATAGTTAATTGTATTTTATATCGATCGGCGCCCGGTGCCGTTAAGTTTGGTGACGCACCTTGATTATCAAACAAAGAATTGTCATCTATAGAAGTCACTATAGTCTCAACAGCTTTAAATCCAACGTTTGTGTCAACTACATCTGTATATTTTGATATTATTTTTGATTGATCTTCTGTAAATACAAAGTGTCCTCTTGCATAGTAAACTCCAGATAACAGCGTTATAAGAATACCAACACCAGTAGCAGGGTTTGCACTAGTATTTGTCGTTTGAACTGTAAGAGTTATGGAACCATTATTAATGTCTTCACCAGCTGTCATTCGAATAGTACTAGTACCAGATGATCCGGCGCTGGTGTTTGTGTATTGTACGTATAAAGTAGCAGGATCAGAGCCTGTAGCCTCAACTACTTGTAAAACTTTTACGATGACTCCTGATGTTTGCCCAGTAAAAGACGTACCGACTAATACAGAAGTGTCAGTAGGAAGAGTGTTTGTAGTAGTATTTAACTTTATGAATTCATATTTTTGATTTATTGTAGCGCCACCTGGTTTTACAACGGCGCCTTCTTTAAATATATTATCTCCGAATCTTGCTATTTGTTCTTGCAATATCGTTTGTAGCTGTGTTAGCTCTCGAGCTTGTACGGCTTTACCTGAGTTGAAAAGTATCTTGTGAAAGCCGGCGCTGTCAGCAAAGTCATCTTTGAATGTATCTGTAAATACTGATTTTGATAATGTTGTCGCCATGTTAAATCCTTAAAGTGTTATTACAACTTTTATATCTTCTGTCTGATTAGCAGAACGTGTAACTGGTGCTCTATTTTCTATATATAATATCTCTCCAGATAGTTTATCGACGTCGTCTTTAGTGAATGCGTCACTATCAGCGTCAACGCCTGCCGCTACTAAAGTACCTGATTGGCCACCACCTGTTATAGCCTCACCTTCTGCAAATGGCTTAAAGCCAGTTTCTTCTGTTTGATGAAAATATAATCTATCGCTATCTACTTCATCAACAAAAGCCTGAGCGCCACTTGTACCACCTGTTATTGTTGCATCAAGAAATCCTGTATTAGCTGCTGCTTGTAATTTAAGAAAGTTTAAAACTTTGCCGGAAGCGTTATCAAAGTCAGACACTGCACCCGGTATCGCTGAATCAGTGTGTTCTTTTGGATTTCTAAAAAGGCAAACTTGTCTGAAATCTTGACCTACGATAAAGTTACTATCTTCGATACCATTTGGTTTTGCATTAAACATTAATGAAGTTGATTTCATTTCATCTCGTGGATCAGCGCCGATTCCGTCTTTAGGCCCAAGGATTGCTCTAGCTGCCGCGTTTGAACCACCGCCTCCTGTGATGGAAACACTCGCAAAGTTATATCCCTGTCCCATAGCCATGGCACTGTCTGTACTTGAATCTAATTCTATTTTAACTATCGCTCCGCCACTCACTGTCGCTGTGGCTGCGGCTCTCACTCCATCACCTTCAATAGTTACGGTAGGAGTTGAAGTATATCCTGTACCCGCTGTAGTGACAGCTATACCTAACACTTGACCAGGAACAGCAGAATCTTGAACCGATGCTTGTTGTACTTCAATAGTTGATAATCCTGCACCACCTGCAGAATCTAAAACTTTTTCAATAGGAACAAAGTTCGATGATAAAAACTTACTTGCTCTTGCGGCGCTTAAACTGTATAAAAATTTCCATACGTACCCGTCTGCAGTTTTGAACGGCTTTGTAGTGGTGCCGGTTGGTTTTACTGTGGATGCGTTTGCCGTACCTGTCGCGCTCTTACCTTGCTGAAGACATATGTAAACTTGATTATCTTCTGTTAAAACATAGTAACTATTTGTTGCAGGAATACTTGTAAGGTCGTCATCAAATGCGTTATAGAAAGCACCAGATGACCAGTTATATCTTGGAATGACAAAGGTAAGATCTGTAGCAGATTTTATTGATTGTAATCCTGCTCTAAAGTTTCTTACAGTTCTAGGTGTATCAGTTGGATCAGGTACAGTCTCTGTAGCGTTCCATTGTTCTGACCTACCGATACCGATATAATATCTTGCGTTTCCAAGTCTTGACTCATCGAATACAGTTTGTGCAAGCTGTTTCTTAAAAGGGTCTGTAATTATTGCTGTCATATTCTATTCCTTATGCTACCGTTACTTCACCTTGGTTACCTACTAGAAACCAGTTACTTCCGTCCCATATACACGTACATCCATCGTTTTGGGCCAAAGCAAAGGTTGAACCTTGTGCAAAGTTTGAAGGTGTGACTGTCATCGCACCAGCACCTTTGTTTGTAAAAATTTTATATTCACCTACGGTTGTACCATCTGCTAGACTTACTGCTAGAGCAGAGCCTTTATTACCTATAATTAAAGTTGCAGCAGTGCTTGCTGCTCCGTTCGATGTTATTGTAGATGAGCTAAATGCTGCCTTATTTAATTCTACAGAACCAGTGCCTTTCGGTGTCATTATAATATTTAAATTAGATGCGCCTCCAGTCGCTGAAAGTGTTGGTCCAGTTGTGGATGCACCGTTGGCAATTGTCAGTTCATTGACGGCACTTCCTGTGGTTGTGAACTTTATGAACTCATTTCCGTTTGCATCATTTAAAGAAGTTCCAATAATCGGTGTGTTAATTGTTGGCGAAGTCAGCGTCTTGTTAGTAAGAGTTTGTGAAGCAGCTATAGTCGCTATGGTATCTGCGCCACTAGGAACTGTAATTGTGCCACCGTTTGATATTGATGCTATTACTGGTGTTGTGAGTGTCTTATTAGTTAATGTTTGTGTAGCTGTAGTTGTAATAATTGTACCTGAAGAATCAGGTAAAGTTATCGTAGTATCTGCAGCAACATCACTAGCAATCAATTTAGTTTCATGCGAATCAGCGCTTGTACCTTCAAATATGATAGTACCTACACCGCCTGAATCTTTTAATATAACTTGTGTAGTTAAAGTACTACTGTCTCCTCCAAGCTGCGTATATATCTCTTGAAAGTTTTGATTAATTTTAGTTCCTGCGGTTCTTAAGGTATCACCGGTACCATCATTCGCAGAAGAGCCTATGTTTATATTTTGTCTTGTCATTTTTAAATCCTAATAAGTCTATTTATACTAGAAAGTCGAGTCACTTAAATATCTTGTGAACATATCATTGTCCATTGTCTCAGTTATTAATGAGAAATCTGGTCTTGCAGTACCTGCACTGTCACCAACATCACTATCATCAAATTTAAAAGAGTTAACCGCCATCATTTCTTGTACATTGTGATAACTAACGTTTAGTTGAGATAAAGTAAAACTTTGATAATCACTTATAAGATCAGTCAAATCTGTTCTTACTGAAATACTTGATCCACCAAAGCCTGTTTGAATTACTGTAAATTGTCTGAAAGGAACGTTCAATGAAATCGCAGCTTGAGAAGAAACAGTAGGACCAACTGCAGAATCTGCTATCGATAACGGCGCAGATAGCGTTATTATACCTTCAGCATCTGAAACAACCTGTCCTTCGTAATAAAAACCGGCCGGATGAACAAACTTCTTATATAACGCGTTCCAATTTGTAATGTCAGTAGATGTATTAATTCTTAAACCAAAGGTTTGAAAGACTTCATCGTTCTGTATAAACTTTAAAGATTCTGCTCCTATAGTACTAGCAGAATCTCCGATGATGAACATCGATTCCTTACCGTATTCAACCTCTGCGGTTTGTTGGAAAAACAATCTAAAAAATTCTTCTGCAGAAAACCTTGTACCCTTTTGTCTTAAAAATTGTGCTAGGCGTCTTAATCCAAATCTTTTGTCAGAAAAGTTCTCTGCTGTTTCAAGACCGCCTGCAAGTTCAGGAACGTATTTATTAATAAGATCACTAGGCATTTCACCTATGTCTTTTGTAGCATACATCTGTTTTAAATCATCTCCGAATGCGTGTGTTGCATCAGCAGAATCTAAAAAATTATAATACTTTTCTAAGAATGTGACTAAATCAGGAAATTCACTAGTAAAATATTCAGGTAAAGATTCTCTTACTTTTCTTACCTGAAAATTTTTAAGCCTTCTTTTACTTTGAAAGTCTATTGCCATTAGATGCTAACCTGTGTATTCTGAAAATCTAAAAGAGACCTTGAGGTTGATAAATCTGTGTCAATATCTAAAATAAAATTTCTTAACGGTCTCACGGTGTTTTGATTTGCAGGTATGACTTTAACATCAATCTGTGAACCATTAAAACCGCTAGGTTTAAATCCAACTAAAGTAACAGTTCCTGTCGAACTTTCATAAGATCCAACATTATCAACTTCAACGACACCATCAATAGTTATCACTTGCAGCTTGTTTGAACTTAATTTATTTCTTATGAAACATGTTTTATTGTTGAAAGTGAAGTTTGTAGTCGTGACTGTAAAAGTTGAGTCATCAGGAGTTGCTAAAATTACTGGAAATATTATCTTGTATTGCAATGATGTATTAAGTGTTGGTATGAATCCTTGCATCAGTTGAACTTCCATTTTAGAGTTTAATATAGCCGGATCCAGTGCGTCAATGAGAGTTAGAATATTAGACCTTCTAAATACTTTATCAAACCTTTTTAAATTTGTCGTAAAGAAATTATTGATAGTATTTTGAACCTGTGCTTCCATGGCCTGTGGTGTCAAACTTGTAAGATCAGGATCTAAATTAAACGTCGTGCTTAGAATCATATTGGTTGTTATTGGATCTACAAAATCTGTCGTTATCGACATGATAGCAAGATTGTCTGTTAATTCTGTTGTGATCCTATCTTTTACAGTTTGCTGAGTATCTAAAGTAATGCTGTCTTTAAATTTAAGTCCGATAAAAACTTTACCGTATACTCTTGGAACATTGTCTGCACCACCGAAAGAAACAACGTCATCTAAAAAGGCACCAAACTTTGTTTGAACTAGAGCTTTATAGTCTTCAGCGGTAACAAGTCTTCTTTGAGATGAAAAAGCAATCGGTGCGTTTTGTCTTATTGATTCAATACTTTCTTTAAAAGACCCGCCAGCAGATATGGATTCTGTGGTGGTGGTAACATTAAAGTTAACGCTGTTAACAGTAACAACCGCCTCTGTAGAAAAGCTTGCCGCTCCGTTTGCTGTACTCCCGACTGTTGATAGATAGTCGATAACAATCTTATTACCCGCCTTTGGCGCAAGGCCAGTAGATATACCGTCACCAAAAATTATCTCATAAAAACCATTTGGTGTTTCTTTTATTTGATAAAAAGCTGATTCATTAGTTATTCTGATTGCATCTACAATATTTAGATAAGTATCAAACGTCGTCGCAGAACTGGTAGGAAACACTCTTACTCTTATCGTGCTAGTGTCCATTGTAACGTCTGGTATTACATAAATCTGTTGGTCAGTTGTATCACCAACAAAGAAAGTTTTTGTTTTTTCTGTTCCTTCAAAAACTGGTATGCCTGTTTCGCCGTTTGCGTTTAAAAACTGATAAGTTCCGTTACCATCATCTGTTCCAACAAAGTTTTCTCTTGTTTGAAACGTGTATGCAACTCCGTCTACGGAAGATGAGAATGTCGTACCGCGTGGTAGAGTTATCGTGGTTGGCCTGTTAGATGCTGTTACGAGCACTGATAAGTTCAAGGCAGCCTGTGAAGAAGTAAAAGAAGTAGGTACGTATCCTAAACCTTCAGCCAATGCTACAACAGAACTTCGAAGTTGCGCAGTATTAATGAAAGATTCGTTTAAAGCAAAGTTAGCAGTTAAACCGTTAAAGTGTGTGTTGTAAGCTAACACATCTAAGATATTACTTAATCCAGAGGCTTCAAAGTCGTAATCCTGAAATTCAGTTTGTTGTTTTAAAAAATCTTTTAATCGACCCTTTATAGTATCAAAATCTAATTGTGTTGATCTTATTGTTGTTGCCATTATCTTAACCTCGTTAGATTTAATTCTGTAGTTACCGTTTCATTTGTATTAACGACTCTAAACGTTACTGTAACTTTGACTTCATGAGAATCATCACGTATTTCTGTAGCTACATTTAGTATGATAGCTCTAGGCTCATATATTTTTACTGTCTGTATTATTTGGTCTTTAATTTCTTGAGAATCAAAGTCTGTATTTAAACCAAATAATAAAGCGTTTAAATTACCACCATAGCGAGGTAAGAAAGGTTTTTCAGCAAAATTAGTTAATAGTATGTTTTTAACAGCTTGCTTTACAGCTGCCGCGTTTTCTTTCTTAAATATGTCACCTGACACCTTTTTTGCAAAAGACAAGTCAATGTCCTTCGAAGTTTTTGTTTTCGAAGTTATAATTTGAGCGGAATTAATGTTTCCGTCTTCTACTGCAAAAGCTCTTACTGGCATCTAAATCCTCTGTACTATTTATAACGGTTACGTTAGTAGTTCTTCAGGTTCTTCATCTGTTCTTAACACTTCTATAAGTTCATTGGTGGCTTGAGTTATATTATTATACCTTGTTTCAAATTGATTCTTATATTCGACACTAAAAGGCGGTGTTATCTCTGGCATTGTAATTATTATCTGTACGTTTAATGAATCATCAGGATTAAAATTATCATAATCTAAAATCATCTTGTCATAATTTAGATTGTCTTTAAAATACACCGCCAAATCAAAAGTTTTTTCCACGGCCATCTCACCCTTATTGTTAATAAGTTCATATACAACGGTTCTTCCTCTTGACATAAGATAATTTACGCCATCACTAACGTCTAAGTTTTCACCAGACTCCGCTCTATACAAACCTTCGATAGGAACTAATCTAAAGTTTTTAAATTGAGTAGGTGCTGAACTTGAATTTATTAGTTTTAAAACATCTGCATGTAAAACGTACTGTTTAGCCAACCTTAATCTTTCACTATCATCAAGTATGTGAGTTAACGTTACTGGATCGCCATGAGCACTCACGAACTTAGCCATGCTTATTCCTGGTGCTAATCTTGTTCTACTTGTTATTGGTATTCCTGCTGCCACTTGATTTACTGGATTAAATTTTGGATCAACATAGTAATCAGTTTTAACGTCAGTTACTTTATTAGACTTATAAAGCTTTGTTGGATTTTTAGATCTACCAAAAGGTTTACCGCCTCTTACCGCGACTTTATCTTTGCTTACGGTTCTTCCTAAAGCTGCGGGACTTAACCTAGATACGTGAGGCGACAATGTTCCATCAGCTATACACGCACTGATAAAGACTTCGTTACGTGCATTGTTAGGATCTCTAAGCTTCGATCTTATCTGTTCGGTAGTTAGGTCGGTCGTAGAAACGCCACCATAATGTTCTAATCTATTCAATTGATTAAATAGTGCAGCATCGTCATCTATTGATACTCTTTTTATTGCCACAGAAGAATTTTCAAGTGCACTGTTCATAAGAGAAGCCGTTGGTTTCTGTGTGTCAGAATCTGCAGCTTCTGTAAAAGTTACTGACGCTTGTGCGCTTCCTGCAGCTGATCCTACTATTGTTGCAGCTCTGGCTGCCTCACCAGCTGTGTTAGCGTTACCCGATAGATTACCATTAAAAGTTGGTGCAGTCATTCCTACGTTAGCAATCACGCCTTGTGATGCATGTACTGATGTCGCATTAACTCTTGGTATGTGTGCTGTATGACCATACATAACAATGTTTTCACCACCCATTGTTCCGCTATCACCTGTGACTGCGAGTGAAGAAGCCGCAATATTGATACTCTTAGACGTATAAGTTATTTCATTTTCAGCTGTCATAAAGAGAGTTCCGCCAGTATTATTATTTTGATCCTCACCTACAAACAAACCTCTTGCTCTTTTAACTATTTCGTTACTGTTACCATGTACAAAGTTCATAACGTCACCACCTATGGTTTCTGACTTGCCACCTAATATTTGTACTTCTTTACTTCCACCTATGTCTTCAATGTAACCGCGCTTGACTGTCTGCTCTATATCACCGTCAACTTTTAAGTTAAAATCGCCACCGACTTCCACGTCAAAGTCGCCAGAAACTTTTAGTTTTAAGTTGCCGTTATAATGAAGTTCACCATCACCGTCCACTATAACTTTTTCATCATGCGCAGTTACTCTAACTGTATTGTTAGTTGATCCATAAATCATTGTGCCGTCAGCACGCATTTCAACGCCTGAACCTGACTTGTGTCTAATCATTACTCTTTCACCGCCAGGCGTGTCATCATATTCAACAATATGGCCTGATGCTGTTTCTTTTACCTGACTGTTTGGATATGAACTTACGGGTTCTTTTTTTAGATCTAAATCTAAATTTGCTGTAGCACCGCCGAGCTCAACGTTTACTCTTTTAGTTCCTCGAGCAACGTTGTTAACTGAAGAAGCTTCTTCGTATTCGACTCTTGGAAAGACTCCTTCAGGATCACTTCTTCCGTTATCTCTTTCTTTCAAAGACAATGATTCTGCTAATGATATATTAAAATTTTTTTCTGATCTTCTGGCCATTAAAATAAACCACTCTTAATTTTTTTAGCTGCATCTAAAGATTTAGTTGCAGATCTTTTAAAAAAGTTATCAACTTTTCCTACATTTAAATCTTTTACAGCAGTCTTTTTATTTATATTCAGGTCTGCAAAGCCTTTTTCTGCAGCAGCGAAAGACTTAGTGGATGCTGCTTCTATTTGAGACACAATATCATTTTGATTTATATTTAAGTCTTTGATAGCATTATTAATGTTTCCAAGTTCAGTGTCTATGTCAACTTTTATTTCTGCACCTGTTTTTGGATCTTTAGTTTCAAATCCTTTTGCTATGCTCGTAGGGTTTGTAGTGTTTACTTTTGTTTGAAGTTGTGTAACCGTAGATTTAGCTACTACACTCTTTGGCGGTTGCACTATTGCTAGTGTTTTTCTATCAAGATCTTTGTTTTCATCTGAAGAAGGATCCTTAATTATTTGAAAGTCTTTATCAAACTTTTCTCTAAAAGCGCCAACGTCAAACCCTGGTCCTAATAGTGTTTGATCTACCTCATTATCACCGAAGACGTTAAGACCAGGCAGTACCTTATATATTCTTTGCAAAAATTCTTCAAATGTTCTTAACTGCTCAGCATTAACAGGATTTGTTCCGCCCGCCACAAACATAAGTTCTAATCCATTTTTAAAGTATGGATCACGATCCGCTGCACGCGTTTTACTTACGGGCCTTCCACGCTGAATCCTGCCGTCTGTTAAAATTAAATAATGGCTTTGAATTCCAAAGTCATCCGCACCTACATCACTAAGTATCGCGTTGGCTCGTTCAGTGGCGACTGTGTTTGTTAGTCCTGAAGCTAAACCTTGTTCTATTAAAAATAGCTTGTCGTCTTTTAAATGTGCTTCATGTAGTTTTTCGACATTCATTTTATCTGGCCCACCGTACAAGTCATCACCAACAAATCCTACGACCATTACTGATATAGCATCATCTCTTAAAGTGTTAACTCTTGAACTGCTAGCTAACTCGTCAACTAGCTCGTCTACAGTATCTACAAACTCAAAATTATGATCGCTACTACTTGATCCTTTGAAAGTACTTGGACTCGAAGAAACTATGGTTGGAGTTTTAGGCTTCACGTTTCTCGTTAACTCTCCTTTTGGTATAAACTTGCTTACGTTCGTGTCAAGAGAAACTTTACCTGTTTGTTCATCTAGTCCTTCGATTAAGTTTGGTACACTTATGCCTTTAGGTATTACAACGCCTTTTGCTATTCCACTTAATTTTTGAGTCACATCACCCAGCGCTCCTCCTAACGTACCTAGCAATGAACCAAGATTTTGTGCTAGGCTGTTTGCGCCTGATCTACCTGCACCTGGAATAAGTCCTTCTGGATCTAAACCGAATCCTGCGAACTTAACCTTTGGTAAATTATTACCAACTTCTTTCTTTACGCCTTGGACAATATTATCCGCCGGTGTCTTACCTAAAGATTTATCTGATATCGCTTCTTTAGCAATCTGTAAAACTTTCGCAGTAATCGTAGTTGGTAAAACTTTTTCAGTTTCTTTTTTAATCTTTTGATCTGGTAAGGTTGTATGCTTTTTAAGAGTGTTGAATATTGATGATGTGCTTCCAAAAGAGAATACAGCCTTATTTAAGTTTCCACTTGATTTCATTCCTTTCTTAAATAAATTTGTTAACTCTGCTGCTGAACCATCTAATTTATCGGCGGAACCATCAGCTGCGCCAGGCAACAGTTGCACGACTCTACATCTTGAAGAAAAATCTGCTGCTGGTTTCGCGCCTTCTTGTATAGACTGCATGCCATTTTTAGTTTCACCAAAGCTATTAAATGAACTCATATTAGCTACGACGTTCTTCATTTTTTCACTTTCAGCTATGCCTTTTAAATCGGCTCCTATGCCACTTAAAGCAACTTTTCTAAACTGTATCATTTGAGGTGTTGCTTTAGCGTTAAACACTGCTTGTGATGCTTCTTGAATAAAGCTTACAGCTATAAACTCCTGAGATCCAGTAAAAAGAGTTATGGAAGTTCCGTTGAATGTAAACTTATCTTTCGTTATTTTTTGTGAAATTTTATTTGGATTATCTGCATCTTTCCTAGTTTTTTTAGCTCTAACTTCTAGCAGTTCTAATACTTTTATGTTGGCAGCGAATGTAAAGACTACACCGTTAAAGGTACTACCCTTGCCATCATTTCCGTCTTTTTTCTTGATTTGAATTGTTTCTTCGCTCATTCCTCTGGCTCCTGTGCGCCTATACCTAACTTGTTAAATGTTTCTTGCGCGAAAGCTATTCTTTGTTCTGTGTGTGCTAAAGCCTTGTTTGGTCTTTCATATTTATCTTGAAAAACAATAGTTGCCTCTTCCACGGTTTCTGCGTTACGCAGTTGGCCTAAACCAAGAAAAGATTCTGTCTCTAATTCAAACTTAACATACCTAAGTTGAGCTTCAAGCGTGTTATAGCTTAAACCTATTCTTGCAGAATAATCTACTAATTTTTTAAATCTTTCGCCTGCTGCTTTTGCTGGGTTCCATTGTGCTATACCAAAAGAGTTTTCATCTTTAAACCCAGATCTTGCTAAAGGATTGATATCACCACCGTTTGCAGTGGCAGCAGACTCAACACAAAAGTTTCCAATCATGCCACACGCTTGTTCCGGCGTAAATGAACCGCCAACTGGTGATATAAAAAAGTTAAATGCTTTTTCGATGTTAGTGTTTCCATCTAAATTTAAGTTATCTGTAGCTATCGGTTGATTGACGTCATTCCTTAAAGATTCTAGTTTTGGTATTGAACCAAGAACTAAAGGAAGCTGAGAATCTTTACCATCTAAAAAAACACCAAAGACTTGAGCTCTATTCTTAAGCCTTGAATTACCACCAAGTCCTGAGCTACCATCTTCAGTTACAGGAATATTTACCTGTGCCCATGGCAAATCATTATCAGGTATATCTACAGTACTTTCACTGTGTATGCCATGTATTCTAACTTTAACTCTATCAAGTTTTAAAGGATCGTTTATATTTACAACGACGCCTATAAACCATCTAAAATTATCACCGTAATATTCTTGCATTATAATTTAGTCTCCACACCTAAACTTGCTATCTTTCCTAGTAATAAAGTTGACACAGCTTTTTCACCAAAGAAAGAATGATTTGCACCCATAATTATATAATCACCGGACTTTTTTAAATCAAAAGCAGGTTTGTTTGTGTCTGTATTTGAATTCGTATCTAAGAATGCGACTCTTATGGCTTTACCTAAAGTATAGTTAGCGTCGCCAGTTAAAAACTCTCTTGATTTTACAGTTATCGATAAGGGAGATTTTGTAAGAAAGTTTTTAAGAGCGGCTTGTTTAATCTTTTTGTTTTGGTTTCCTTTTATTGTTTCATCATTATAACTTTTAAATACAGTGTTTAAATTATTATAAGCGCCTGTTGAACTTATTGAAGATATTACTCTTGAATCATACTCAGCGATTCTTTTATCTTTGACTTTGAACTCATTTGAAAAAGCGTATCGACTGTTATCACCACCTAGCAAGTTCTTTTTAACGACTTCTTTAAATAAGTCATCAACATTAAAATGTATCGATTCACTTATACCATTTAATGTGTCATAAAATACATTCTTAGATCCAACGTTACCTGACTGTATTAGTCTTACTAAGTTTTCAGATGATTCATATTTGTAATCATCAATAGTATAATACTTGATGTTAGACGAACCGATGTTTGCGCTAGGAGCATAAATATAAGGATTCTGTAAATTTTGTACAGTTTGAGATAACATTTTATCAAGATCTCTAATAACTATATTGTCGATCCCTAATGGTGAATAAACAAAGAAAGGAAAGCCACTACTCGTCGTGGATCTTTTTCTAAGCCACATAGCTGCTTCGATTGGATGCATATTCGGTATTACAACTTTCATATCCTGTATAGAATCAATACCATCGACCATTGCTTTCTTACTAAGATGTGTATTTATTATTTTTTCAATTATTGTCGTTGGAGCGCCGATGAACGACTTATTAACGTTTTGAACTATTGATTCAAACATATGATATTCAGTACAATGTAATACTATATTCTCTCTTCTTTCTTCGATTTTTTCTGCTTTAATTATCTTATCAATTACAAATTCTTTTCTAATCTCGTTTCCGCTGTCAGTTTCTTCTGTTTCAATCAATCTTATTGTAAGTTTTTCTCCACCTTGAAAGTCAAAATCTTGTATAATATTCTCTTCGTCTGCAAAAGAAATAGACATGGTGAGATATGGCTTTTCAATGTGCTCAAATATTTTCATAGCATTGACTAATCTGGAAATATCGATTCCAGTTACTGCTCTGTCAGATGTTATGAGTGCTTCGACTAAATGATATTCAGATGATTGTTCAGCAGCATGATTAGCTGTGCTCATATTAACCTCTTATGGCTTTTTTGAAACTAGAAGATAAGGTACCTATAAGTTCTGGTCTTATTACTGTAATTTGTCTTAAGTTTTCATTCACGGCAAAGTATACGTCCTCGTGTGTTTTTTCAGTTAGTAAACCACCAGGTCCTACAGTAAAATCAATGTCAACTATGTTATTACTGCCATCAACATAATGACTTGCTGACTGAAACTCTTTTGTGCTTGAAACAGTCACTAAAGATTCAGCGGTACCTTCACTATTAGTAGATGAAATAATTTCACCACTTTCTGTAAAACCTTTATCGCCTTCTATAATAATTTGTCCTAAGTCTATATTTCTTCTTATAATTTTTCCTGTAGCGCCTGAAGTGTTTCCAGTAACTGTTTGTCCTACTTTAAACTTAGTAACTAACGCGCTATCTCGAGTTGTCAACGTCGTATTAGGAAAGACTCTTTTAATATACTCTTCAAACTCGTGTCTTACTAAAGGCCACCCTTGTTCTCTTATATCATCATTTAATAAATAGAATGTCCAGTAATGAACAGGAGTTTCATATAATATTTGTGAAACTTGATCTGGTCTGAATCCTTCCTGTATCGTAAAAGAGTTCAAGAAAGTTATATCATTCTTAATGTCATCAATAAGATCAGCAAATATTGTTAAATTTTGAAATACGGTTTGATCGACTTCATCACCAAACTTATAGGATATATTTTGAAATTCATTAAAATATAACATTAGAAACCTGCCTTAATATCTTCTTGATCGAGAGTTTGATTCTCTACAAAACTTAAAGTTAAGTCAATCTCATTTGGTTTACCGTCTACCTTAAATCCACCACCGGTAGGATTGACTGTATGACTCATGTTTCTTAGATAACAAACTTTTAATTTTGGTAAGTTAGCGTTTTCAACGCCTTTAAAATTAAATCTTATCTTAAAAGCATTTGGAAAATTAAATCCAAGTTTAGCTTCTATGTTAAGGTTACCGACTGGTTGATTAAAAGCTCTAGGATATAATTCTGTTCTAAATAATTTTATTATGTCTTGTATGTTTCTTGCTTCTTGTGGCGAAGTTGCTATTAGTTTAAATTGAAAGGTAAATTCTCTAACATTGACGCCATTAAATAAAGTTCTAATGTTAGGGTTAACTGTCATTCTTGTGATGTTAGACGTTGCAGGATTGAAAACTGGTGTAAATCTATTGACAGCTCTGGTTGCTGCAAATCTCGATAATTCAGTACCTGCAGGACCAATATCAAAATCTTTTTCTAAAATCGCTTTAGCTGCCGCTTTAACGTCATCACCTATTATTTTTGCAGCTGCACCGAGAGCGCTTGCATCGTTAGTAGCAGCAGCTTGTTCCATGCCTGCTCCAATTTGGCCTATACCTGTACTTTGATATTGAACGCCATCTACAAAAGCTTGCGATATTGGAAAAAACATTTTAACAGTCGGAGATCCAGGTTTAG